TAATATTCATCACTTGTAATTAATATCCCCATTTCTGGGTCATTACTATCACCATATTGATTAATTAATTTACCTTGATATTCATAGTTAAATGTTCCTGTTTCACTACCTTTTGAAATAGATGTAACACTATTTTTTGCTTTAACACAAGTTAATTCAAGTTCCTTTGTTAATTTAGCTTTTTCAAGTTGCATTGATTGTGGTATTGTTTCACAAATAGCATTTCTTCTATTAACAAGTCTTACATTATCATTTCTGTCATTTATCCAAAAACCATTATTTGTGTTTGCCATTAATTGCCATATTACTTCATATAATGTTTGATAATTACTATTATTTAATTCTAATTGCGTGTTAAAAAAACTAGAACTTGGTATAATCCAATTTAATGTATTATAAGATGTTTCAAGATAATTTTTTAACGAGTTATCAATACTATATACCATATTATTATGGTTGCCTACGTATTTAAATGGTATTTTCTGCAATAAATTAAATTTACTATAACAAGTTATATTGGCTGTTAAATCATCATTTGTGCTTACACTATCATATTGTAATGATGTTAATAAAATACGTGTACTATTATCTTCATTTAATTTAATATACCAATCAACTTTTGTGTTACTATTCAAATACTTTATAATACTATTTTGGCTAAATTCATCAAATAATCCTTCACTATTATCAACTTTTACATTTAATTTATTTATTGGGATAGAAGCTAATTTTACATCTATTTCTTCTAATAAATCAATATTAATCGTTGTTAATGGTAATTCGATACGTTGTTCACTTGAAATAGGAAATAAATCATCACTTGGATATAAATCGTTAGCTGGGAATATACCTATTTCTGTTCTATCAATTACATAGCTTAATATAACCTCAACTTGAATATATCTTTCATAATCTTTCCATTTTTGTTTATTTTCATCAGTTATAGGTATCATATTACACCTCGATAAAATTCATAGCTATTTCGGTCATTAATATAATTTTTAAAGTATTTTTATCTTGCATAGCACTTTTTCTTGATAATGGTCCACAATACATAGTCTTTGTTACTCTATTACCAAAATTATCTGTAAATCTTACTGGTAAACTATTTAGACTATATAAACTTTGTAATAATGCAACCTGGGTGTTATCTAGTGCATTCCAACCACATTCTATTTTTGCAAGATTTTTTCTTACTATATCTCTATGTAATTTACCTTTTACATCACGATAACTATTTTCTATATGTGTATAACTTGGTGCGTATTCACTAGGAGTGGGCAATTTAACCCAACTCCCATTAACATACGCTGTTATTAATCCGTCATCCATTGTTTACCCTCACTTTCATATTGTAATTTTGTCTTGTTTCTTCATTACGATACAAACCATATGTAGCACTTGCAAATTGTTGTCCATCAACTTCAAACACGTTTGGTCTATTTGCCAAATCATCCACTTTCATAACAAGTGTCTCTAATAAGCTATTAGTATATTCATTTCCTTGACTATGTATTGTAGGGTTATATTTAGCTGGTACAACTGCCTCACCTTTATGCAATAATGCTGGGTATTCATCATATGGTACATAATCAAGGCCTTTTGCATATTCTAAATTATTAATTGCTTTTCTTAATGATGAAGTTACAGGTGCAAAGAAATTTCCGCCTTTATCAATAACATTGATTAATTTATTCATTTTTTCTTTTGCTTTGCTCATATCTAAATTAATAACACCTTTTATATTGAATGGTTTTATATTTAATATTTTTTTATTTATTTCATCTATATCATTTATAATTTCTTTTTTCGTATTATCAGTTTCAATTTCAATCAAATCAATTTTACCAAATAACCATCCAAAAGTATCATTCCATACGCTTATTATATTATTTAAAAACGGTGCCATTAGTTTTAATAAATTGTTTTTTACCTCATTCCATTCTTCGACTATTGGGTCAAAAATTTTAGGCTTTAAAAATTCATTCCACTTTTCTTTTATTAAATCAAGCGTTGTTCCAAATTCTGTTACAATAGGCTCCCATATCGGCTTTAAATCTTCTTTAAACTTGTTAATAATTGTATCAACGTGTTTCTTTAATACTTTATCATAAACAGGCTTAAATAAATCATTCCATAATGTGTATAATGTAGAACCAATTAACCCTTTTTCTTTTATTAATTTTATAGTGTCTGGGTTTGCAAACCAATTCGTAAAATCAATTTTAAACTTCTCCCACCACTTGTCAAATTCATCTTGCATATCTTTGAATTTTTTTAGAGCGTCATATTGTCCTGCTAACCCTGTTCCACTAGGCATTGTCAAATTAGTTATTTCATCTATTCCACTTACTAACGTTTGTGTTTCTTTTAATGATTTATTATAATCTCTTATTCCTTTTGTAGTTACTTTAGATAAAACATTTACACCTGTTAATAATTGAATAAATTTAGCAAACGCTATACTAACATATGCCATTACATTACCTAAAAATTCAAAAGCAGGTGCTAAACTCAATGCTATCGCATTTCTTGATAATTCTGCTTGGTATTGCATTTTTTCATTATATTGGTAATAAATAGATTGATATTTCATAAACATACTAAAAGCACTTCTTGCACCTAACAAATAATATGTAAATCGTTTTATTTTACCTATACTTTGGTCAAATAATTTCCCTAATGTCGATGTGTTTTTATTTGCTTCTTTATCTGTATTTTCTAATTCATCATTATAATCTTTTTGTGCATTTTTCAAACCTATTAATTTAAATAATAATTGTTCATATTGTTTTTTTAAATCTTCCAAATTAAAATCTGTTTTACCCAATTTTGTTTCTTGGATAGCGTCTCTCAATGCGTCCATTTCATCTTGAACTTTTTCAATTTCTTTTGAATAATCACCAATTTCAAATTTTGGAATAATTGTAGTTTCTTCTTCGGTTTTTTTTCCAAATTGTCTTAATTGTTCACTAGCTTCTTTTAATTTATTTTTAAATTCACTTGTTAATAATGTTAATTTTGCACCAAAAGTTTCGTTATTCATAATACACCTCTCTTTATTGCTTTTTCTACTAGAAAATCAGGCATTGGTATTCCTTTTTCAACAGGGAATAATTCAGGTATAGCTTCTTTTGGGCTTCCTGGAAAATCTTTTATTAATGGACTATGACATAAGCTACCTATACGATATATCTCATAAGCTAACCCTTGTCTACGATATTCCAAAGTTTCTTCTAATTCTGTCATTGTCATTTCATATAAATCTTTATAAAGATAACCTAATTCCAATAACCTTTTATAAAATAATTTTATAACGTCTCCATTATAGCTTCTGTTTTCTTCTCGTCCACTTTTTTTAGTAGTTTTTTCATCTCCTCCCAATCGTGCTTTTCTAAAAAACCACTTACCACTAATGCTTCATAAATAACATCTATTAAAATACTTTTCATTGACAATCCACTATCAATTAATTCATCATATAATTGTTGCGCATTTTTTAACGAAAAATTATTATTATCCCATTTATTTAAATATCTTAATAACGTTATAACCATACTCATACTTTCTTCTTGCAAGTATTCAGTTATTTTCTTTTTATTAATATTTTCAATTTCCATAGCGTCTCCGCTAGTTAATCTCAATCTTAATTCTTTTTCTTCCCCATTTTTATTCGTATAATTATAAACATAACAATTCATTTTCTTTCTCCTCTTTTAAAAAATAGGATAAGGGCATTTTTACCCTTACCCTTTTATATTTCTGGTTCTTATGGTTCAATTGGTTCAGTTAACGTTGTTGGTATTTCTCTTGTTGGTTCATTTTTAGGTGCTAAATGTAATTGAAATCCAATTAAATCTTGACTTCCACCACCTAAAATAGTTGTTTTAACTTTTGATTGAAATTTAACAACAATTCCATTTGAATAAGTTAATTTCCAATAATAGAAATTACCAGTATCTTCCAAATCACTTGCTAACTTAATATTAGCTTCTAAACTTGGGTCTTGCATATTAAAATCAAAATTATATTTTTGAAGTGGTTTTAACCCCTGCATAGCTGTTTCATACTCAAGATTATCAAGGTCCGTTGTATTAATATCGGCAGGTTCCCCACCTATATCCGGTACACTTCGTAAGCCATAAATTCTTGTATATGTTCCATCTTCTGTACTTGAATATTCTAGTTTTGTACCATTATAAGCATGATAATTCTTATCTGTAAAATTATTCTCGTCCATTTTTTCCTCCTTAAACTATTCCTTTATTTATTTCATTATAAGTACCTGTTGCTCTTACTTGCACTTTTCTTATATTATCTATAATTGACACATCATTAAAAGTTGCATTAAAATTTATTTCTTTTAATTTAGCTTTAATCTTTTCTTGTGCCTTATCTATTATATCTAAACTATCAACATCCATTGAAGTTTTTAATTTTAGATAACCTATGATTGATACGTTACGTGTTGCGTTTTGTTCAAAATCTTTATTTATAAAAGTATCATTAATTAAATAACTAAAATATACGGTATCAAGAACTAACATATCATCTGGTAATTCTGTGCCTATTTCAATGTCCGTAATCTCATTCAATTTTGCTTGAATAAATTGTCTTATGCTCATATTACCTCCATGTTACTTCTTTCATTATATTATCTCTAAAAAACTTTTTATTCTTTTCTATTGCCAAACTATAATGTGGTTGTGCTGTTGTTCCAGGGTGCCAATCAGTATCAAGTGTTCCTTTATGAAATCTACCATTTTTATCAGTAAAACTATGATAAAACCCATATCCAAAAGCGTTTGGTATAGCATGTTCAAACGTACCATTTTCTAACAAATAACCTAAGTTATACATTGTTCCTGCAGGTGCATTTTTACTATTATCTATATTTCCCCATTTTGTTGGTCCTACCATTAAATCACTACCTATAAAAATTGATAATTCATCATTTTTCTTTTCCATAGGATATATTTTTATACTTGATACATAATTTCCTGTTCCCATTGGAGCATTTTCAATAACATCTTGCCATACTTGTTCAGCTGTTTTTTCAAGCCCTTTTTCTGCTCTTTCATCTAATTTATTAGCCCATTTATCTAGCATATCAGCTAAATCATTAATTGACTTCATAACCTACTTATATCTATAAAATAATTACGTACTGCAACTATTTTATATTGTACATTTTTATAGAAAATATAATAATTACTTATATTATCTTCTACATTATCTACTTTTGGTAATAAATATCTTTCAAGAGCATGTAATGGACTTGCTATTCTTAACATTTTATTAACATCACTACCATATATGTTGCTAGTTACTTCATCTTGTAATACTTGTTCTTGTATTCTAAAATCTTTTACAAATTTATATTCACTTACAACTAAATTTCCTGTGCTAGTTTTCTCTTTAATAGCTTTTTTTAGAGTGCATTTATCCAAATTTTTAATTAACATATTTTACGTTTCCCCTCTTTCAACAATTCTTGTTGCATTCTTTCAATAGGGTCATAAAAACTACTACTTGCACCTAATTCATTTAAAGATGTACTACCTTCTCCACCTCGTTGTAAATATTTAGCTATTACGCAACGCTTAACAATATTTTCCATTTCATTATCTAATTTATTTCTGTTGGTATAAGATAAGGCACTATATGTTACCTCATCAATTAAATCAAGTAACACTTGATTATCTTGCCTATCATAATTATCAGCTAATTGCCTAATTATTTTCTCTAACATATAATGCCCTCCTTTTTAATTATTAAAGTCCTGGGTCAGCACTTGACATGCTTACGTAAATAGCGTCTTTCTTATTATTACGTACGAAAGCTGTATAATAAATTCTTCCTGTAACAATTTGTCCAGAAGCTAAAACTCCACCTGGGTTAGTATTATATTCTGCTAATTTGATAGCTTGGGTAGTTGCTACTTTATGTGCTACCATGAAATTCATGTTTTCTGGTAATAAAGAACTTACTACTTTTTGAATAACTAAACCATCCATATTAGCAATAACACCTTTAATACGCATATTTTCACCAATTTCAGTTTCTAATACTGCGTCTTTATCTTGTTTTAAGAATTTATAAAATTTTGGTGTTACAACTGCTACACGTCCGTCAACTGGTATTTTCTTTTCATCTAAATACTCGTTAGCGTCTGTTAAACTTGTATAAGCATTTGTTTTATCAATAGTTACACTATATTCAGTATGTCCAGCATTATCTGCCATTTTCTTATAAGTGTATTTATCTACTTCTGGGATAACTACTTCACGTAATTGTCTTGCAAGAGCACTACCGGCATTAAGAGCTTGTAAAGTTTCATCTTGGTCCATCTTATCAACAACAAAGATAAAACTACGGTCTTTTTCCATTGATACTTCTTGTGTATCAGTAGCTAAATCTTGGATAACACCATAACGTGATAATACTTGTCCTTCCCCTGTTCCCATTGCTGTATTACGTCCATAATCGTTCATTGGTGATGTACTAACAGAATAAATTTTAATACTTTTAGTACCAATAAAATCATAATCTTTATTAGTAACAAGTGATGTCTTACTTTCAACTTCAAATCTTTCATCTACTAGCGGACTAAACTTTGTTACTAAATCAATACTTTGAAAATTTGCCATTTTTTTAATTCCTCCTATAATTCACTTTTAAATCCTTCGATATAAGGGTCTAATTCCTCATAATCTTCATCACTTACATATCTTGGTGGTTCTTGTCTTAAAGAACTATTCAAGCTTTCTTGTAAGTCTTTTGTTCTTATGTTTTCTAATAACTCTACTTTTGAATTTATGGTATCTGCTGTTTCCTTGGTAAAGTCAAACATATTCAAATAAGTGCTAGGTATACCTTTTTCAATTAAAATATTAGCTGTTGTATCTCTTAATTCACTTGCATTAAGTCTACTATCTCGTTCAGCAATTTGCTTTTCTAATTGCTGTATTTTGTAATTTAATTGTTGTTCAGTACTCATCTTAGCCAACTTTTCTGCTTCTGTTTTTTCTTTTTCTAATTTTTCAGCATATTCTTTTTCCCATTTTACCTTTTCAGTTTCTAAAAAACTATTATTAGATTTTGCTAATCTTCTATCAAATTCACTTTGATAATCTTTATTACTAGCCAAAATCTCATCAAAAGTCATTGTCTTTGGTTCTTGACCTTCAACAATTTTGTTGTTATCATCTTCCATTGTTCCTCCTTGCCCACTTCATAACTTCAATACCCTATAATGTTCAACGCCCATTATATTTTATCTATGCTATAAGTTGTGTTCAATCATAACAATTTTATAATAGCATTATTTTTTACTCGTGTCAAATTAATAAAAAAAACAGGGCGGTTCCCTGCTTGGTTATAAGGTATATAAGCATACAGAATATGAAAAAATTATCAATCATCATTCAAGATTTAAAAGGGGTGTATGCTTACATAATCATTATAGCATATTATCGATGTGGATACAATACACTTCTACAATTATAATGAAGCGCTGGTTGATTTTCTCCAATTTTTAATCCATCAGTTCTATACGTTGTTAATTCTTCATCATCATTTCTTGCATATCTTTGGTACACATTTAATTCATTAATTTTAAATACTTGCCCATTCATACTTTTACATATATTAGTTGTTCTTTCATCCATAACTGCAACAAATATTACTTCTTTAATTCCTTGCTTTTCCATGCCCCATAATGCAACTTGATTGCTTACACTCGCGACCTGGTTATCCAATGCTGTTATATAACGCTTTCTTTCTATCTCAAAAGTTCTGTCATATCTATCTAAACTTGTATCTATTCCTGTGTTTACACCTGTTTCTGTGTCTAATCTTCCCTGTTGAATATCTACTACTATATTACGATACATTTTGTTTGCATTATATTGTATCATGTTTTCTTTGTATTCTTCCCAGTTATAGCCTAAATATAATGGTAAACTCATAATATGTGGTAATAAATAATTTGGAAATGGTATTAAATGAAATCTTCTAAATAATGGTTTTCTTACTTTGTAACTTTCTCTTTGTACTATTTCACTTGTAATTATTGCTGTTGCTGTAAATAATTCATCTTCAAATTCTTTATTTTTCTTAAATGTATTGTGATATGCAATTTCAATTAATAATTGTAATGCTTCATAATATTTAATTTTTGTTCTTTTTAACATTTGATTTATTTTGTATTCTAAATAACCTTTTGCTTCGACATCCTGTAATTCGCTTTTAAACATGGTTAAATCGGCTTTTTTCATATAGGAATATAAACTATCACTTGTTATGTTAAAAGCCTTTATAAGCCGTTTTATACGCGTTTTAACATCATAATTAAAAACTTTACTATATTTATTTAGTTCATTATCTATTTTATCCCAACGTTCTTTTAAAATTTCTTTGTTATTCATATATTACCTCACAATCAAATTATAACATAAAAAGGGCAATTACTTACCCTTATATCTGTTGTACATTTTATTCATAGCAATTGTCATCATTTGGACATATGTATTCCATATTCTTTTATTACTATAACTAACATCATTATATTTTTTATCAAATTTTTTACTTAAATATTCTCTTGCTTCATTGTAATTTTGTGCATAATTACCACTTTGTACGTACCTTTCTGCTGTTTTATATATATCTTCATTACCACGTCTTTGTTTATTTAATTCACTTACTAGATTATTTGTTGTTTTAAAATTACTAATTATATCTCCTTCAACGCTATTGTTAGAAATAGGTCTTGTTGTGCCACTTGACAATAATTTTTCTCTTTGTCTTTCTAATTCATAAATTCTTTCTTGTTGTGTATCAAGCCTATTTTTTTCACTACTTGATAAATTTTCATTATGTTTCCAGTGTGCGCCATATTTATCGTCTGTTGTATAAATTGAAAAACTCCTTAAATCATCTACTTCTTGTTGTGTATCATAAATTTCTTTTGTTATGTTAGCAAGTTCATTATCTCCAACTTTATCAGCTGTTAATCTCTTGTTTGACATTTTTTTCTTTTTAAAATCACTTATCATTTGTTTTACATCTTCTTCTGTTGCCCCATCGTTTACACGTGATTTTAATTCTTTTTCAAATTCATTGTCATTAATCATAAATCTTTGTACGCCACTTTGTTGTTCACTTCTTATCTTACTTGTAATTTCTTTTGCTTTGTCATCTTCTCTATAATTATCTCTTTGTTCTTGGTCAGTTACTTCTTTTTTCTTTGGTTTAGTTTCAGCTAAATTATAACTTTTCTTTTTCTTTTTAAATTCCTGGATAGTGTCATATTTATTTTTATTTTTTTCTACTCTGGATATTTTTTTATTAATAGCTTTGCTTACTGCTTCACGTTTGCTTTCTCCTTCTTTAACTGGGATATGTACGCCATTATCTAAACTAAACCAATACTTTATATTATCATCTTTCATGTTCCCTCCATATTCATTATATCATAGTTTTATTATAACATAAAAAAAGGCTTTTACTTGCCTTTTCTAAAATCTAAATATATTTGTATTTCTTGCTGTTATTACAAAATATTCTCCTGTTTTTTCACTTTTTAATAACATTCCATTCATTCCATAAGTTCCCATTGATGTTTTTATACTTGTTAATCTTCCATGTTTCTTTTCTAATTTCTTTATATCATTTTCACTATATCTTGTAATATCTGTTGCTATTCCATCATCTGCATAACTTTTTAATGTCTTTTGATTTACTTTGCCACTACGTTCAATAATACTATTTGTATTTACTTTATTATTAGATTTTTTCTTTTCTACATAATTCTTTATTGTTTCGTTTTTGTTATTTTGAATTTTGCTTAAAAAGTCTTTTGCTTCATCTTCTGTTTCAAATTCTCCTTCATTATGTCCGTTTTTTAATGCTATATATGTATCACCATATTTTTTTACTTTGTATTTGTCATTTGTTTCTTGTTTATTATTACTTTCTTTAAATCCATAATTATATTTACTTTGGTCATAACCAATAGACTTTGACATCTTTTTTATGTTTTCATCATAGATGTCTTGTCCTTTACCTTTTCCATAATTTTCAAGACCTATTTTGTCCATTACATCATATCTTGCAAGTGCTTCCATTCCTGCTTTTTCGTTTAATACTAATTCCCCACCTAGTTTATTACTTTTGCCATTTACATAATTATTATAATTTTCTCTTGATTGTACCCAATTTCCTTTGTCATTTTGATATATTACATTATTACCATAACTTGCAACAATTTTATTGTCTTTAACTCTTTGTGATATATCTACTTTATTATTACTTTGTTCATTATTTCTGTTTTTAAATTCTTCTCTTTTTTTATAGTAATCTTCTATTTGATTAATACTATCTTCCCAATCTTTGCCAATTTGTCTTATTTTTTCTTTTGCTTCTTGGTTTGTTATCTTATTATTACTTTGTTTTTCATCAATTAATTTTACCCTATTTTCTTTTTCTTTACCTGCATTAATTAATTCAACATCATCTGTACCATATTTATCTTTTAATTCTTGCCTTGTGTATTCGTTATTTAGTTTATTATTACTTTGTTTATTTAATATGCTACCATTATCTTTTACACTTTTTACTGCACTATCTGGTGCATTTTCACTTTTTAAAACACTTTTTATTGCACTTTCTTTGCTTGACGCTACCGTATCAATTTTCTTTGTTCCTTTATCATGTTGTAATTCTATTGTGTATTTTCTCATATCAAATTCATCATTGTTGTTTTGTATCTTATTATTACTTTGTTTCTTTGCTTTATAATCTGCTAATCTCTTTTGTAATGCTTCATGTGTTAATTCTCGCCTATCTTCTTGGCTATATTTAAAATAATTTCTCATTGTTCTTGTATTTGCTTCTTCATGTGTTTTTGCATTTTCATTAATACGATTTTTTCCTGCTTGTCTATCTTTTTGCTTTTCAAGAAAATCCTCTTTTCTTGCTCTCATTTTATTCAATTCTTTTTGCGATTTTCTTTTATATATTTCACTTTTTGTTCTTTGATTTTTTGGAGATAATTCATTTTTCATTTGTTTTATATGGTTCCAATAATGGTTTTCTAATCTGTCTTTTTCACTTAATTCATCTCTTTTTTCTCTTAATTTTGTCCTTGTCAAATTTTCAAACTTGCCACTTCTTGACACAGCACTTCCTAAACTTTCGCCACTTCTTATAAATATCTTTCTTCCTCTAAACGTAATCCAACGTCCATCTTTTTCATCAAATTTTTCCATAATTTCCTCCTCTTTATCAAGTTATAATATATCACAAATATTATTTTTTGTCAATTTTCTTGCTTTTCTTAACTTTCTTTTCTTCTATTGGATGTGGTAATGTTACACAGTATGGATGTTCCAACGTGCCATCTTCTACCAATTCTACGGCGCCTTTACTCGCTAAAAACTCATATCTTTCTTTTGTACAATAAAATTCATCACCAACATTACGCCATACATTTTCAATTAAATCTTTAAAACCTTTTTCATTGTACTTGCTTATTGTTCTTACTCTGTAATTTTTCATCTTTATCTCCTTTTTCTGGTTCTTTGTCATATTTAGCATTTACACTATTAAATTGGTCTTGCCTATATAAATCTTTTTCCATTTGTGATTGTTC